AAAATCTAACGTCATTAACCCCGACGCTTTTTTAAACCCTGCTTTGCTGCGGCTGGAAAAATAACCGTTAAAACAAACGCCTGGCAATTGTGCTTTTAATTCTTGTTGCTTATCCTTATCGGGTGTGGTTCGGATTTGCTCTACTAAATCCCGTGACTTACCTATTCTTATCCTCTCTAGGAAGTGACTAACGTCTTTTGATACTTTTGGAGCTGTTTTTTTAACGCTCTCAAAAAATGACACCTTCATGATGATTAAATTTCGTGTACCACAAATATATAAATTTATTTTTAACTAAAACAAACCTTTTTTTGAATGTTCTTAAATGTGCTAAGTTTGTGCTGTTGTAACTTACTGATTTTCTTTACTTTATCCTTTAATAGCACATAAGTACATAAAAAATAATAGTATATAAGAAAAAAAGAAAGTAAATAAATAAAAAGGGAATAAGTAATAAAAAAAATAAAAGAAGTAAAAATATATAAGAGAAATAAGTAGTACTTTTCATGTACTTTTGTACTAAGCATAAAAAAAGGGCAGCTTTTGCTACCCTTCATCCTGTCAATTCCCTTAATTATTCCTCCATTAAATTCATTTTTGACGGTATAATCCTACAAAGTTTTCCGTTAATAGTTTCAAGCCTCTCTTTTAAAGGGTCATTCAGCAACTCTGTGCGACTTTCACCCGCGGTCGGGTGTGTTTCTATGCCTGCCCTTTTTTCAGACGTGTAAACCGTTCTAAAACGTGCCTTTCCATTTGTCCATTCTCTGAAGTGGTCAATCTTTTGCAAAATAACAAGCAACTCTGCGCGTAAATCTTCCTTATCGGTATAATCCACCTCAATTATACATTTTTCTTTTGGAACTTTAATTTCGAACTTCATATCGACATTGTGCTTATAAGTTTACGATACCTGCCTTGTATTCTCGTTAAGGCAGCCTTTGAAATTTGCCATTTATGGTAATAGTCACCGCCATAAGCTTGCGCATATTCAAAATTTAACTTGCAACGTATTTGCGCTCTATCAATCAATAATGCTAATTCTTGCAGCAGTTTGCTTTTTACGTAGGTTTCCGAAAAATAACCTCCATCACCAAACGATTCGTTTAACCTTTTCACTTCTTCTTTAATCCATTCCATAATTATAGTTTTAAATTGATTCGTGTACACTATCTACTAAATTTTCAAGATACATAAGCGCATCTTCGTCGCCTGCTAACATTTCCCCTAACTCAAATCTATAAGGAAACATTTGAAACCTCTTCACGGGTTCATTATTCCTTAACTGCTCAGCTATCTGCTCAATATCCCTTTGCCTAATTTCTTCGTAATTCATCGCAATTCACTTTTAATAATACTATTTTTAAACCCCTTAAAGTCTTGTGCAGTAATTCCGCACTCCAAAACTTCCAATTCATCTTGGCTCAAGAAACCCAACCTATACTTAAAATCGGTCGTCCATACAGTCGCTTCTTTCTTTCTCCAATTTACTCTAGTCTTTAAACTTTCCATAATATCTCTGTGTTTGTTTTACAAATATAAGTAAAAAATAATTTTATATATAAATATAAAGACAAAAAAAGTTGTGTTTTTATCACAACTCACTAAACATCAAACAAATAAACTTTTTCGCCACCCATTGTAAGCACGTCCAAATGCACCCACGAAATAGGTTTTCCGTCCTTATTACGCTCCAACCTTACCGATGCTGGCAATAAATCTGCGTTATCCTCTATCCATTCCCTAACTTCGCACGCCGTCATTCCTTTGACGTTGAAATCAACTGCTTTTCCGAATATATGAGCAGATAAATAAACCCTTCCTGACCTCGTTGTTAATGGGCTTAAATTGTGGCGCAAACCTCTTTGCGTCATTCCACCGCCAAAAGCCCAATTATTTATGGTAATAGGTCGCCCTATCTCCTCACGAATAACCAAAAGCACGCGCAACAAATCCGCATCAATAAAACGCCAAGCGCCTTCACCGTGAATTTTGTAAACGTCAGGTGGTACTAGCTCTTTAATGCTGAAATATTGCTTTATTTCCTCGTTAATATCAATCATTTGCCTCAAATATCAATCATTTCCCTCACCTACATCACCAACAACACCACCAAGCATAACCGCCATAACACCACCAACTAAAAGGCAAGCAATGCCGCCCCATAAAGCAGTTGTGTTGTCTTCGTTAACCGCTATTGTAATAAAATCAACACCAGCAAGCACAACTGCACCACCTCCACCCATTAACGAAATGGCTTTAACTTTTGTTCTCTTATCAATTGATCCCGTCACAGTTTTAACAACCTTACTAACGTTCAAACCTTGTAGTAATTTCTTCCAAATCATGTTAATTCTTATTTCGTTTTATTTTTTCAACAACATTTTTTAAAATAGAAAAGCCTAAAAGCTTCTCGATGTTTTCATCTACACTCACAGCTTCCGTGTACGCTATGTACCCCGTTGTAATTTTCAAAAGCATTGGTATTCCCAAACTTTGCTCTGCTAAATGTGAAAGCATTATAGCCGCGATATACACCACCGATTTATGAATTACACTTTCAAGCCTACGGGAATGAAAACAACGCCTCTTAATAGCCCAATGAACGCCCAAATAAGTGTCGAGGGCAAGCAACCCACCAACTAACAACATCATTTCCACCGCTGGGCTAAAATAGGCAGTAAGCCAAACAATTAAAAGTCCTATTTTTTTAAGTGTCCAATCCAAATTATAATCTTTTCCTGCTAAATCCATGCTATAATTGTACTAATTATAACGCTTAAATTTTAAACTTTTCCATTAAAGTTAAGCATTAATCGTTAAAATCAATAAAATGTCCGTTTATTTACATTCTTATCACCTAGTAAAGCCGTTAAAACAGCTCTTCTTTGGTACTTCTCTAGGTAGTCAATTTCGGGTGATTCGTTAACAATCACGGGAACATCCAATATTTGATGTGAATGGTTATGGAAATTGTAATCAGAAATAAACATTTCATTCTCACTAAGCAAATAAAGGTCAGTTAGTTTGCTTATCACATCGTTTTTATAAGGATCAGTAGCCAACTCATAAGTGTATAAATTCTCACGCACAACACTTTTAACCTTCCTATCCGAATAGGTTAAATTATCCACCTCCATGTTTGGTTGCCTATTACCTATAAATCCATTTATACGGATAGTGTCAACAACATTGCTATCGGTGAAATCAATCCCTTCAATTTCTTGCTTTAGGTTCAAAACAACTTTAAGCCTACAAGTAGTATTTGCATTATCCAAGCTAAACTCTTGCAGATTATACTCACCCCATAAAACAGTTCCCGTAATTCCACCTATTGAATAGTCAATTTCCAGTTTATAACATCCTATACCATCAGTTGCCAATACTTCGCGCCACGGTATGGTAACATAAAACGCGTTATTCTCTTTTACAAAGGCTTTCGGTGTTGGCGTGTAAGTAGTTGCAACACCATCTTTTGTGAGGTTAAACGAATAAGTATCGCTAATACTAGCAAGCTTTATCCATGCGCTTGTAATGTCGTTCTTATAGCTCACATCATCGCTTGAATCAGCCAAAACAAGTAAACGTTCGCAACATTCGAACTGGTCGAACTCCAATGATGCGGGTGTTTCGGGCAATTTTACCGAGCTAAAAAACTGTGTTACTCTCTGTTCAGGCATTTTTCAAAAATTTATACAATTTCACTTCTTCTTTGGTTAATTTACGCACGTTACCCTTTCGCTTGTGCTTCCATTTGAACCAAGATAACCAACCAATACGCACCGAAAAATAGTCAAACTTTACGCTAAAGCTATTACCATAAATCATTTTGTAAAGTTCTCTCATAATTAAGTCACTCTCCTTACCACCTGCTCCCGTCCTCCACATTCCATCATGAAGAAAATAAACTATGTTAGGGTGGCTTTCATCTTGGCGAATAGTCTTACCATCGTAACCTTTATCACGCCAAAACTTACTTACCCAAAGTTCATCAAAAACGGGCAATACAAAGTGAAGCTTATGCACTTCAATCTGACGAATCAAAGCGCGTTTAATCTCCTTTTCGGTTAGGTGCGGATATATGCCACCAAATAACATCAATCAAATAACTTATGAAACTCTTTAACTCCAAAAACAACCTCTCCTTCAAAAAGCAACTTCAATTTCCCAATCAATGAAATAGCCGCGTTATCCCTCGGTATCTTATCACCGTTTTCATCTAACAAATAAGTAGGCTTGCCGTCAGTATAAACAACGTTCCCTTGCTCATCCCTTACAACCTTGTAAAGTGTTGTGCCATCAACATTAACGCTTATCTTACCTTCGTCTAGTCTATACCCTGCGCCTTTTTGCTCATTTGATGGTATTAGTTTACCGTTAGGCGTTATTAAATCCCTTTCAGCGTGAACGGTTAAAACTGCTTTACGCCCCTTTGTGGGGTTGTTTGGTATTATTGTAATTCCTGTTACATCGTACTGAATAGGAAGCCCTGTCGCTTCGTCTATTCCTCCGTCTATTAATATTGATAAATCCATTTTTATAAAGTTATATTTGTCTATTTCCGTTGCTTAAATCCGTTGATGCTGTTACTGTTATATTTGCATTAATTGGTGTTGTAGCTCCTTTGAATGTTGAGTTAACAATTGATGTTGTTCTAGAAGCAATTGCATTTATACAATTAGCACTACTATTAACAACCTCGAAACTACAATTTTCAAAAATAAAACTATCATTTTGTGTAATTACCGAATGACCCGAAGCAGTATCAAGCTCACTTTTAAAATTACAAAATTTAAAAGTTGCGCCTAGTGATTGCTGATTGTCAATTAATGTCGCACCGCCTGCATTTGTAAAATCACAATATTTATAAAGATTTGTGTTTCCTCTAGCTACAACACAATAAGAGCTATTGTTTTGATATATATCTACATAAGACATTTTAGTTCCGTTATTGCTAAAAACACCGTTACCAGTGCCGTTGTTGATAATACTACCACGATTATTCTCCCTATCCCCTACGCCAGTCGACCAAATAACATAGTCTGTATTACTGCTGCCATTTTCTAAAATAAAATCAAATGCTGAGTAAGAATTGCTAGTTGCATCAATAACTCTACCTGTTTCACTGTAAGCGTAAAAACTTTTAAGTAAAGGTAACCCACCAGAAGGCACAATAGTACTCCCAGAATTAGCATAAGCATAAAAATTTTGAATCAACCCACTTGTTCTTGTAAATAGTGCATCACCAGAACCGCTGTTTATAGTTATAAAATCACAAGCTAACTGCCCAGAATCTTCTCTGTAAGTAACATTAGCCGTTCCTTTTGCGATGAAATTCTTAATTATACCTGTACCTGTGTTAAAGATTGAATAAGTACCTCCAATGTTTTCAATAATACTACCACCTAAGTCCATTTCGTAGCCAGTATTAGAAACATCTAAAGTTGTGCCTCCGTCTGATAAACAATACAAATTTTCAAAACTTACCCTATTTTTAGTACCGCCTACATCTATTGTAAAACCTCCTGTTGAATTTTCTTTAACGATTCTCCCGTTTTTAACACTAACATTAAGATTGGAACAACTACCAACAATTTTAAAAATGCCCGTTGAATCAGATTGAGAGTTCTTTATTTCAAATCCATTTAAGTCTACGATTAAAGAATTAGAATCGTTACTATTATCACTTAAAATAATATCTGTATTTACTACTATATTTGATAAAACATTAACTATTGAACTTTCTGAAGCTGTGTATGTTGTGCTTATTGCTGTTTGTAAATCAGCATAATAAGTAGGCACACCATTATCACTATCTCGAATAACCTCAATAATCCCATAGCCAGCAGATAAAGCAACCCACGCAGCACCATCATAACGGTACAAACCATTCAAATCAGTGTTATACACTATCTCGTTAGTAGTAGGAGATGCAATGCCATTCATTTGAGCCGTTGTAACTCGGTTAAGCAATAACCCCCTATCCGTTGCGGTTAGTTCTAAGCTTTGCGCTTTCGTGTGGCTCATTACCATATCTTTGTCAACACTCCACTTCTTTGTCTCGTCACGGCTGGAAAGCATCAACACATTGTCAAGCTCGGTAGTATCGAATGAATTACCGTTGTTTATTAAAAACTTTGCGTTATCGTTCAAAGGATTTCCAACCTGCCGACCAATTACAAAAGATTCCGTATCTCTATCAATAGCCTGTATGTAGTCGGTAAGTTGTGCGCTACTACTAATAAAGAATGAATTGTCGCTAAAATTAGCAACACCATCGGTATTTGTACCGAAAATGTACTTTGAAACCCCAGCATCGCGAAACTGAATGAACGCCGTTTTATTCCCTGCACCCGTAACATCAGCCGTGTTAATATCCAAAATTAAAGCCGCGTTATCGTTCGTTTTTGTCTTGATAGTTGCGTAAGTGTTTCCACTATCTTTAGTGGCTTGAAATATACTACCGAAATCAGCGTCAACAGTCCCCAAAGTGAACACCCCATCACGCAATGAAAGTTTAAAACTCGCTAAATCTTGCGACCTATCTGCTGGCATTACTTGACCATCTGCTGCCAAAATAGAACCTCCGCCACTCATAGCGGCTTTTATTGTGCTACCTTTAATTTTTGCCGATTGATAAACTGCACCATCCCAATAATCAATATCGTAATAATCATCATCACCGAATGTAAATCTCTCTAAAGGGTATTCGTTAATCTTTGCCATTATGCTAATGTTTTAATTTCGTCATCAGTTGTGTTCTTCAACTCGTTATCCGTTGTTGTCTTACCAATTTCAATAATATCAGTGTCACCTTCTTTGACCTTACTTCCAAATTTAACACCATTTGTCAAATCTACCTTACTACTATCAAAGTTACAACGAATTTTCACAGTAGTTGCGCTTGGAAATTCCAAAGTTGCAATCATTCCGCTTTCGGGCGTTAGTGGGTTTTGTGCGTTATTGTCGGTTGGTACAATTGTGCTGCATATCCAACGTGGAGCGCCCTCAAAAGGCTCAACTGTTATCATTCCCCATACTTTTTGAGAATCCCAAGTCCCCGTGTTCAATTCGTGAACGGCTTCCACGTACAAAGCTTCGCCTTCGGGAATTATAGTAACTTCGCTGCTATCACTTTGCTTGTATAGTTTTATAGTGCTATCCACGTCCGCATCGGCGTTGTAATCCCTATCAGTGAACTCGGACGTATGCGTGAACGCTAAACCGCCTTTCACTAATTCTAGTTTTAATCTTAAATTCCAATCGCCTAAATTATCGTACTGTTCCCAATTTTTATTGGTGTTAGGGTAAAAATCAGCATTAACGCCCGTTTGTCCTAACCAATAGCGCCAATTCAATAAAAATGGATAGTAAATACTTACACCGTAAACACCTACGCCGTTGTAATTGTCGTCTTTCTTGAAGATTGCCGTTTTCTTTTTACTTGTAGTAGGCAAATTATTGTTGATAGGTTGCTGACTGTCAAATAAATATTGCCCCGTTGTTGGGTTGTAAGTAAAAGCTGAAAAATTAAACACAGTTTTTTGAAGTTCAAAATCTGCACCCGTTGTACTATTGAATGCCTCTACAATTACGTTTAATTGCTCATAGTCAGTTACGCCATCTTCGAGTTGAAAAGCCCCGAAATAAGCCAAATCGTCCTCCGTATCTGCAATATATCCACCAGTTAAATCAGTGCTGCGACTAATAACATTATGCGCGTGGTCAAGATAGCCGTAATCTTGCTCCATTGTTAAAGCTCCACCAACAGGCAAAACCTCTTCTAATTGGTCGGCGTACAGTAAATAATTTGAATTACCTACCCTGCACCACACATAAAAAAGCCTATCACCGTCGATGCGGTTATCCATAAACGTTTCAAAACCACTGTCGAAAGTTAAAGTGTAGTCTATTTCGTATTCAGTACCAGCTACCAAAGTGATACTATTAACCACAAAGGTGTAACTTGCTGAATTTTCAACTCCGATAAAACTCGTTTCATTCATCCCACTCGCATCAGTAGTGGGTATAATCATAGTAATGTTTTGCTGCGGCTCAACTCTATTTTTGTAATAGCTATCATCTATTGACAAATAAGCAGAACCTATGCCCAAAGTACCCAGTGCGGCGCTTCCTATGTCAACGTTAAAAGTACCGTTGTTTACCTGATTGTAATTTACATCACTTATTCCGCTTACTATTCCGCTACCCTGATTTACACCTGCATTGTACGGCTCATTGTACCACCCCGTGTTGGCTGAGTTGTCAAAATCCCATTCAAAACGGTTAAACGGCTCACTACCATTTGCAGACCATAAGCCCTTAATGTAAAACTTTAAGCAATCACTATTTGAAAACCATTCGGAGTTGTAAACACCTGAATTTATAAAGGTGAAATCAATTTCGTAGGTGTCGAAATTATCAGCATTTGTTCCCGTGTAAGTTATCGTTGCACTTTCAATAAACTGCCCCGATTGTTTCCCTACTAAATCAGCGCTAAGGCTTCCGCTAACCGCTAAGCCATCAACACCGTTAAACTTTACAATAGTAGTTTCCCCATCAATTAAACTCGCCTGATTTCCTTGTTGACTATTCAAAGAATGGTTAACATGAAGCTCCAAGTCACCACGCTTTTTTGTAGTTGTTCCCGTGCCGTCAGTAACCGCCCAAAACTCCATCACCTCTTGCGCTGAAATGTCATAAAAATTAGCGGAAGTAAACGAAACAAGGTTAACACTAGCCCCACTTATCGACTGTATTTCAACATTTCCACTGTGTTCTAAAACACCAGCAGACGAATAAACGCGGTACTCCATAAAGTCACCCTCTCGAAATCCTATTTCCTCCCAATTTTGTGTAGGGCTTTCAATAGAGTTTAAAGTAGGGTCAAGCGTCAAAGGATTATTAACCGAAGTAACACGAATTTTACTAGCTACAGTTATTTGAGCCGTAACCCTGTCACCAGCATTCGACTGATAAAAGTTGGTTACATTTCCCAAACTATCGGTAAACTCCTTATTTTCAATTATAACGCTCACGTCTTAATATACTTACTTGTTAACTTGTCTAGCTCGGAAAAATTACCTTTACGGAATTGTTTTAGCATCTCGTTTGCATCCTTATGGTAGTCCTTAACTTTAGCGTAATGCTCAGGCGGTAAACTAGCCATCGCTTTGTTGTGCTTCTTCTCGAACTCGTCCAATACCTTATTTAATAACTTATCCATTTATCTGTATTATTTCAACCTTACCAGCCGCATAATCAAACGGCGCTTTATAACTTATAATAGCCTTGCTTTCTTCGTCAACATAATCAATCGTAAGAATTTCGCAAAGTTGCCCGTTTATTTCGGCAAAGTTATTATCCAATAAATTTACAAAATTTTCATCTGTAATACGCACAGGAACGTCATTAAAAATTTTATATCCGTTTTGATTTATTTCATTAACAGTGTGATAATCGGCGTAAATCTTAGAAGCCCGCAACCTATCCACGTAATCAGATGGCTGCCTACCTCCCACCGAATAAAGCAATTTTGTTGTGCTAAAAAACTGCGTACCTATTTGCGTGACGCCAACACGGTTTTGAATCTTACTAGCAAACGAAGTGCCACCTCCAAAGATTCCCGTAACACTATCCACGAAATTAAAAAACGTTTTCGCGAATTTTTCAATCCAATTGAGGTTGTTCTTACGCACCCCCAAGGCGAAAGGGATATTCACGTCGTTAAGCCCTTTAATCGTAACAATGTCGCTATTTGTAACGCCTAACGGCTCAGTGCTATATTCTGCATCCGTAGGATCAAAGAAATCCATAGTGTGAAAATCGCTATAATCTACTTGGTAATGAATATAAGTACGCTTCCACGCTTCGGCGGTGTTCAATTGATATTCATTTTGTCTGCTATCCTGCAAATTCAAAGCAGGGACAAGTGTGTTTGTTGTGATATTCTGCCAATAATTATCGCGTTCAATTTGCACAACACCGTTGTTCACTTTTGTTTTAGCAAAAAACATTGTTTCAACTGCTTCAATTAAACTGCCTAGTGTTGGCGTGCTATCCTGCGCCGTTGGATAACCTTTTGTAAAGGAGAAGTTCAAATCATTTTGGATAAAATCAACAATTCCCCTTTTTTGCTTAATCAAAGGTACGGGCATGATTGTTAACGCTTCCCATTCGTCTAATAAATTACTTTCAAGCGTATAGCCTAAGTATTCGCAACCCTTTTTTATCAATTCCTTAACCGTTGCGCCCTTGTTTGTCCTTACTTTTGGGAACAATAGCTCAAACATTTGTTGCGCAAGCTTTATAATGGCTGCGTAAACCGCAAGCGTATAAGCTAATTGACCTGCAACTTGTAGCGATAATGAAATAATCTCACCTAATGGTGGAACGGGTGGAATACTAGCGTTTGGAGTAGTTGCTTCTACTAAATTACTAACCGCCGTAACAAGGTCTTTTGTAGCTTGAATAGACTCCTTTGTCATAACGTAAAGCGATATTGAAAGCGTTAAGCCCAATTCCGCTTGATTGTCCGGTATAATTAAATAAGGTATATCTACAAAGTTAAAATTAACACCCTTCGCATTCATTAATTCAAACGTCAAGCCCTCCGCATTGTCAAAGAAGTTATCCTTTCCACCTCGCCTTTTTATTTTAACCTCCACTTCATAATCTCGGTAAACAGTGCCTTCGGTTAAGTCCACATAATACTCTAAAGTAATTCCGCTACTTGTTACCATTTGATAAGGTATTCCCTCAAAAACTCCCTTTGTTGCTACGTGATCCAAAACTATTTTGCGCCCCTCACGTGGCAGAATAACCGTGTCAGTATTAACCTCTAAAAGTTCAGGGTTGCCTGTGAAATTTGTTGATAGCCCAATACTTAACACGTTTCTTGGACTTATCTCTATTCCGTTTAAATAATGCCTCATAGTTAAACTCTATAACGGTTATAAACTTTAGTATTCCCTTGCGATGTTGTACGCTTAACAACCATAGCACCACTAATAATTTGCTCCAATTCAATATTTGTTTCGGGCTTGTTTTTAATTGTCCTTTTCAAGTCCTGCAACTCCTTTATGACTAAACTATTGTCAGTAATAGCCATACCGCCTTTAAAATCGCTTGTGTCAGTTATCAGTCCCGATTGGTATTTATAAGCCAATGTTGCTAAATCTTCGTTGCTCATATTTCCAGTCATAGCGTTAAACTCCTTCGGCATTACCCTTTCATTAGGGTGCAAAATTGAAAAGAACCCACCCTTTCCATCAACACCCTCGCCATGCTTTCCAGTGTCTTCCGTACCTTCGTAAAACGCTGGTAAAGATTTAATAAACTCAGTTAAAAGAACAGTGTCAGTAATTGTTTTAGCAAGTGGATTCGTAACGCTTTCATCAGCCGTATTACGTTGGTAAGCTTCCAATACGCTTGAAGCTAATTCAATTCTTTGCTTTCTTCTTTCTAACTGCTCTTTTTTTCTGTTTTGTTCGGCTAGTAAACGAGCTTCTTCCGCTAGTGATTCCTTTGCAGTTATGTTACCCTCTGCCGCTAAATCTTGCAACGTGCTAAATCTTCGCTCACTTGCTGCAATCTCCTCATCAATCTTAGCGATTCGCCTATCAGTAAGCTCTACAAAAGCATCTGTTAACTGTTGTTGAACTGCCAAAGCATCTTCCAATCTTTGCGCTTGCTTGTCTTTTAACTTTGCTGCCTTTTCCTCTTCAGATTCGATTTCCTTTTCATCAAGTTCTTTCTTTTTGTCCGTAATACCTAAATTGATGCGCTCAATGTCGTTGGCTAGTTTCTCTTCAATTTCCTTAATCTTTTGCGCCTTTTCTTCATCATCCAATATTTCTTCTTCTGCTTGTTGGATGTCAAACTCAGCTTGATCCATTAGCCTTTCTTCCATTATTTTCTTCTGAGCATCCAACCTTTGCCGTAGTTCGTCAATAGTCTCCTCTCCCAATTCTTTAGCTTTGTCAAAATTACGTTCCATTAACTCAATTTCAAGATCGTAATTGTCCTGCTGAATAGCTTGCTCACTTTCCAAGATTCGGCGGTTCATTTCCAAACGCTTATCGCCCGTTTCTTGTTCTGTTTCTGAAAGGTCTTGAAGTGCTAGTTTACGCTCTTTAATTATTTCTAGGATTCTTGTTAAAGTAGTTTCGTTCAGTATAGACTTCTTTAACTCAGCACGTATAGCTTCCTCATCTTGTAACTGTATCAACTTTTCAAAATCAATCTTTTGCTTCGTATAGTCTTCAACCAGTCCGATTTGGTTTTTAAATGACTTATCAGCCAACCTCCTTGTTTCTTCGGTTAAAATTTCACGCTCTGCAAGTGTTGTTTTTTCGTTGTTAATTATACGCTCATTGATAGTTTTAACAACATCGAAAGCGTCAATTGCATAATCTAGTTTCTTCTCAAAATCATCTTTATCTGTATTTCTTTGCTCCATTGCGTTCTTGGAGAGCGTGGAGTTTAATTCATTATCCTTACTTATTAGCTCTGTTTTCGCATCTCTTAATTCTGCCAAAGCTTCCGAACTTATTTTCAATTGAGCTTCTTCGTTTTTAAGAAACTCTAAGTTTTTTATTTGCTCTATTGAATAATTCTGCCCTGCGGTTATTAATTGCTCCCTTATTTTCAATGCTTGTAAATCAACATTTTGTTTTGCCAGGTCTTTTTCTAGTTTTATCCTTTCAATTACTGTTTCGTTTAGCTTTTCTTGTGCCGCCCTTTGTTGGTCAAAGCTTAATGTCATATCTCCAGCTCGCTCAGACAAGACTTCTTCCTCTCCTCGCAACTTTTCAATCTGCTCCGTGGTGTTAGCTAAGGCATTTTCATATTCAAAAGTCTTCTTTATTGTTTCATCAACACCATCTAAAACACCCCCAATTGGTGGATATTTTTTGTTTTCAATATTCTCCAACTCCTTGTTGATTCTTTTTAAATCCTTCTCAATTTCTTCTGGAGACCTTATGTCTTCAAATAGCCCCTCGAACGGCTTTACTTCAACACCGAAATAAGTACCGCCTAAATTATTTATTTTAGACTTAAAGCCCTCTATTGACAAGCCAAACTTCTCTATTTTTAGCATTATTTTACTAATGAAATCTCCTACTTGCGAACCTATTCTCTTCGTAATGGCTGCAAACTTCTTCATAGTCCCTTCCATTGCAAGCACACCCTTACGAGTACCAGCAAATGAGTTAACCAAAGCACCTAGCAAAGCGATAACCAATCCAATTCCAATTCCTTTCAACGCTTTCCCAAATGCCTTAACCTTTTTCCCAGCCGTATTTGCTGCCTTCGCTTGCTGCCTAAATGATTGTACTTGAGTTTTTAAAGCATCAACACTCTTCTTTATACCCCCAATAAGACCGCCAAGTTCTCCAGTCGCTTCCTGTATTGACTCGGTATAGTTACCGACGTTTAATTTTTGCTTTTTTAAAGCGTCCGAGTTTTCCTTTATCTGTTCGTTGTTTTCATCAAGTTCGTCGTTAATTTCCTTTAACCGCTTTCTACCGTCAACAGTTGAAAGGTCTAGTTTCTCACGCTCACGCCTTAAAATTCTATTCGATGCAGCTAATTTTTCCAAAGTCCCAGCCGATTTGTCAAGCAAAATCAACTCGTCAGCAAGTATTTTCTTTTGCTCCCTTGTAGCTTTTTGATACCTTATTTTCGCTTTTACTTCTTCGTCCGTTGCCTGCTCTAATTGACGGGATAGTTTCAACTTATCTTTATCCTGCTTTATCTTTTCCTTTTGCAATTTTGCTAAAGCCTTGTCCGCTTGCGTCTTTGCTTTCATTGCGTCCGCCTTTGCCTTGTCAAGCTTTAACGACTGCTTCATTATCTCGTTCAGCTTGTCCGAGTTTGCCGTAACCTCCTTTAAACCCTCCGCCGTAACATCTAAAGGCTTCTTTAATTTCTTCAAAAGCACCTCAGCCGTTTCGCCTAGCTCTTTGTTTAAGCTTTCAACCGTGCCAATAGTATCCTCCGCCGACTTTCTAATGTCACGGTACAAATCCTTTTCACTTACGTCACTTCGTTTTATTTGCTTTGCCATACTCCTCTAATAAAGTAAAATATTCTTTAACGCTCGTTGTTTTTTGGTCAATCTTGTAACCACACCACATTGAAATGTAAGTCAACACGCTTTCAATACGTTGTCCATCACCAAAAAACCTTTCTAAATCTTTAATCTTGCCATCTTCTATTTCAATTTTATTCAACAGAAAACGGTCTTTTTTAATCACATACTTAGCCTGATAAATAGCCTTCCTTCTTTTAGCTTCTAGGTATCTTTTATACCTATCATTTAGCCCAAACTCTTTTAAATACTCGTCGTAAATAGTAGTAAATGCTTCCAAATCACGCTTATTCACAACACCAACCGCCTTTTTTCGTATGTAAATTAGCTTTCCGTCATTGCACTTCACCCAGTTGTAAAGTGGCATTTCATCAATCAAGCCCCAACGTTTGGCGCGTAAGCTCGATATAATTCTCTTTAAGTAATTCAACATATTCATCTAGGTTGTCAGTAGTTAGTCCTAAGATACTAATTCGCCACCAATTTTGATTCTGCATTTTCCTAAATGTCCCCGAACTTGCGTCAATTTCAATAGAGTTTTCCAGCACGTCAATAAACATGGAACGAAAAAAACTACCCGTATCAAGTAAGTTGTAAGGCTCACCTGCTTTTTTCAGTCCTCCGCTGATTATTTCAGTAGCTTTTGAATAGCGACCGATAATTTCACCATCTGCATCAATACCCTTGTCAATCAACTGCTCATTTTGTATCAAGTCTAAAATAACGTCCTTTATCTGCTCCGTATGTGCAGCATACCAAGTTATCGACTCATCCAATAACAAAGCTAATTTTATTCGCTCTTCAACAACCGTTTTAAACATACCATCAATTTACAAAAAAAAAGGGGGCATTATACCCCCTCCTCCTAAACTACTACTAACTACTTGCTTCTTTTATTTCTTTTGCGCTTCCCTCCAAGCCTGCTCTACGATTACGCGGTCAACACCTGTAAAGCCTTTCATAGCTTTCTTTTTGGTGCATTTGCGCAACGTTTCGCGGTTGAAGTGAATGCCTTTAATAACAATATCAGCCATAATTTTACGCCGTTACAACAGAAGCGTTTCCGCTGAACCCTGTCTTTTTAACAACTACTTTAATTGTGTCCCCAAGTGTTACCGTTCCACCTACTGAGAAATCTAAAGAGTAGCTCCCGTCAGTTGCTTCCGTAACAGAATCAGGCGCAAAAGTTAACGATTGCGTCACGTTTTCAATCTCCCAATCAGCCGTGTCAGTCGCACCCTTGTACAATGACTTGTTAACTGCAGTTCCGTAGTCAAACGTAGCGTCAAAAGTTGCAACAGTAGCACTTGATGCAAGGTTGTTGATGTTAACATCAATTAACCCTTCCAACTCAGTGAAATCTTGCCCAGCTTCCGTTGCCGTAATCATGTACATAGTTGACTCGTCAAACAATCTCGCGAAGTCGAAACCAAGCATAATTTTTTGAGTTGTTGAATCAGTCGCAAAAGCAAACTTTGGGTCAAATGACGCATTATCCACCTCGATTGGGTACAAATAACCGTCAACCTCGCTACCGATTAAGTTACCTTCAACGTCTACAATGTACACACCAAAATCAACACAACCAGCGTTTCTTAACTTTCCTAAGAAAGTAGGTGTTGAATCCTCAGCCCATAACTCACCAGCAAAAGAGCGCTTCCCTTGTCTTAGGAATACTTGTCTACCACTGTTAGCTTCTTCAAATAATGAATCAGCCTTTGGCAATTCAACGTTC